GAAATTACCTTGTAGCTTGTAATGGCGTAGACCCTACTTTAATTTATGACGGTACGCATTGGATTAAAGAAGCCACAACAGGTACGGCACAAGCTATTTCTTCTATTACTAATAGTGGAACAACGGCAACTTTAACTACTTCCACAGCACATGGATTAGCAACTGGCAACCAAGTCATTATTTCAGGTACTACGCCAGCAGCATATTCTGGTACTTTTGTTATTACCGTCACAGGCACAACAACTTTTACCTATACCATGCTAACAAACCCTGGTGGCAATGCCACTAGCGTTGGTTCTTATATTCTTGGTTTGTATGTAACTGGCGTAAATAGCAATAAATTTATCAATGTAAACTTATTTAAAAATCGCCTATATTTCGTAGAAGAAAATTCTATGAATGTCTGGTATTTGCCGACAAATTCCATAGGTGGTGCAGCGCAAGTCCTTAATTTTGGTGGTATTGCTAGAAATGGTGGCTACATTCAGGCAATGGGAACTTGGACACTTGACGCTGGTTATGGTGTAGACGATTTTGCAGTTTTCATTACCAATATGGGCGAGGTTATCGTCTATCAAGGAACAGACCCTTCCAATGCCGCTACATGGGCTTTAAAAGGCGTTTGGCAGATTGGTTATACCTTTAGCCGTAGATGTATGTTTAAATGGGCTGGCGACCTTCTAATCCTTACTAATGATGGATTAACGCCATTAACTGCGGATTTGCAGTCTAGCCGCTTAGACCCTCGTATTAACCTTACAGACAAGATATATTCTGCCGTAGCAAATGCAGCGCAGTTATATAACACCAATTTTGGCTGGCAAATCATGTATTACGCCAAGCCTCAAATGCTTATTTTAAATATTCCATTTAATGATGGCCCTCAACAATTTGTAATGCATACCATTACTAAAGCATGGGCTAATTTCACAGGAATTGGCGCTACTTGCTTTGAAATGTATTACGACAACTGCTATTTCGGTGGAAATGGCTTTGTAGGGCAATTTTTTACTGGAAACTCAGATGCTGGCTTAAATATTAACGCCACAGCACAGCAAGCGTATAACTATTTTGACTCTAGGGGTCAATTAAAGCGGTTTAGTATGTGCCGCCCAATCTTCCAAACAGACAACAATTTGCCTACTATTTTGGCAGGTATGTCTTATGATTTTGATGCTGCAAGTCCTGTAAATGCCCTTAGTTATAACCCTGTTGGTACAGGTTCTGGCGTATGGGATTCTGCTGTATGGGATAACGCAATTTGGACTGCTGGCTTAATAAGCAATAAACAATGGCAAGGCATTACTGGCGTTGGTTATGCAGGTAGTTTAACCCTAAATATTGCATCGCAAAATGTGGAATTACATTGGGATTCTACGGACTTTGTAATGGAAAAAGGTGCGGTTCTTTGAGGAAAATCAGCACCCTTAATCAGTCAAATCTTAGGGATTGGCTATCAGATAAGGGCAATTTTAGATACCCCAAAGAAACGCTATGTATTGGACAATTTAAGAATGAAAAGTTAATAGCAGTAGTCGGATATAACAACTTTACCCCTAATTCATGCCAAATTCATGTAGCTTCTACTGATATTTATTGGCTAACAAGGGGTTTATTAGACGCTGTATTTGATTACCCCTTTAATAAACTGAAAGTCAAGGTTATACTAGCACCTATATCAAAGAATAATGTTAAGTCTTTGAATCTGTGCCGAAAACTTGGCTTTGAGCAGGTAGCTGACATCCCTTATGGACATCCAGATGGGGACTTAATAGTTATGGCAATGAAGTGTGACCAATGTAAATGGTTACAACAAGGAGAATGAAATGGGCGGCGTAGTAAATGCATTTAACGACTTAATTGGTGGCGGAAGCAGTCAAAGCGTTCCACAAGCACCAGCAACACCTAATTATACCCAAGCGGCTCAAGCAACTGCCACAGGGAACATGATTGGGCAAAATAACCCTTATGGTAGTTTAAATTATCAACAAACTGGAACTGACCAATTTGGCAATCCGACTTATACGGCAAATCAAAGCATTGCGCCTAACTTACAAAATGCTGTTAATAATTCTCAAAATGCTATATCCAATTATAGTTTTGGTAGCTTTAATCCTACTAATTTGCCTTCTGTGGGTATTAACCCTGGACAGACTTATCAGCAAGCTGAAATGTCTATATTACAGCCGCAACTTGACCGCCAAAGAAGTCAAACGCAAACTCAATTAGCTAATCAAGGTATTCAGCCAGGTTCAGAAGCATATAACAATGCTATGTATGACCTTGAAAACAATCAAAATAACTTATTGGCAAATGTGACTACACAAGGCATTGGCGTTGGCTTAAATGCTAATAATCAAGCATTTAATCAACAACAAAACGCATATAACACTAACTTAGCTGCGCCATTTACTTATGCAAACAATGTTAAATCATTGGCAACTCCAAGTTATGTACAGACACCTGCTGGCCCTAATTATTTAGGTGCTGTAAATCAGCAATATACAAATCAATTAGGAGCATACAACGCTGGTCAAGCAAATCAAACCAATCAATCAAATGGTTTGCTTGGTCTTGGCGGAGTTCTTGGTGGTTCTTATTTAATGTCACCATCTACAGCAGTAGGAACATCAGTAGCTAACTCATCCAGTTTAATTCCAACTGCAATGAGTTTACTGTAAGGATTTAAAATGGCAAATTTATTACCAACTACACAAGTAGACACAACTCAATCTTTGTTAGACCCTAATTCGGCAGATTTGCAGACATTAAATCGTCAGCAACAATATGCACAGGCTTTAATGAATCAAGGAATGACAAATCAACCACAAGGACAAATGGTTGGAGGATGGTATGTTAAACCTTCTGCGTTGCAACAATTAACTCCATTAGCACAAGCATTAACTGGCGGTTATTTAGGAAATAAAGCAGAAGAATCTCAAAGAAATTTAGCCGCAGCTATTCGTGGTAAACAAGCTGAAGCTGTACAAAATTATTCAAATGCAAAAACTCCACAAGAGCGTTTTGCTGCTGGTACAAATCCTTATGCTCCTGCTGAATTGCAAAAACAAGCATACAGCATGATTGCGCCTCAAAAACTTGGCGAAGGTGAAACAATTAGTCAATTAAATTTTGGTTCAGGAAAATATGAACCATTGGCTTCTGGTGGTGAAAAATTACCTACTGAATACAAAGAATATCAAAAAGCTGCCGAAGGTGGATTTAAAGGCACATTCTTTGATTATCAGCAAGCATTAAAACGAGCAGGTGCATCTAATGTAAGCGTCAGAACTGGTAATTCATTGGCTGAACAAATTGGCCCAATGATGAAAGAATCTGCTGCTCAAACAGTTGGAGCAATGAAAGTAAAAGATGCCGCAGACCAAATTCTTAATTCGTTAAAAACTGGAAATGTAATTAGTGGCACAGGTGCAAATGTTCGTATTCCAATGGCTAGACTTGCAAACATGATTGGTGCTGGCGGAAACAACGATGTAGAAAAATTAGCTAATACACAAACAATGGTTCAAAACCTTGCTAAATTGACATTAGCAGGTCGTCAGCAAATGCATGGCGAAGGTGCAATTACAAACTCTGAAAGCAATATTGCTGAAAAAGCTATGTCTGGTAATGCTGAATTAAGCCCTACAGAAATTGCACAGTTAGCTAATGCGGCTAAACGCTCTGCTGCTTATCAAAATCAATTACATAATCAAAAATTACAAGTAATGAGTCAAAATCCTGAAACAAGGGCTTTAGCTCCTTATTTCCAAGTTAGCCCTATGAATTCAGATAATTCAACTACATCTACACAAAATAATGTAGTTGATTACAACAGCTTAAAATAAGGACAGTCATGGATGTAAAGATGCCTGATGGTACTGTTGTAACAAATGTGCCAGACAACATTACTAAAGCTGAATTAGACGCTAAATTATTTGCTAATAAACAAGCGTCATTAGAAGGTGGTCGCACAGAAAGTTTATTAAACCCACAAGCTAATGAACGCAATATCCCTGCTGTATTGGGTCAAAGCGCCATTAAAGGCGTTGCTAATATTGGTGATTTTGCATTAGGAGCACCACAAAATTTATCAAGAATTGCTGCTTATACAGTTGGAAAACTTGCGGGTAAAGATGTTGATTATCCAAGATATGCAACACCAGTAACAAATCAACTTGTACAGCATGACATTTTAAAGCCTGAAAACGAACCTAATACACCATTATTAAAAACTGCTGATTTTGCTGTGCAATCTGCTGTACCAGGCACTTTATTTAGTAAAGCTCGTACATTACCTACAGTAGCTAAAAATGTTGCGGAAAATTTAGCGCAAGGCGTAATTGGCGGTGCAACAACAGAATTAGGTAAAGCGTCTGGCTTTCAAAATCCATTAGCTGAACAATTAATAGCTGGTACTTCTATGGCTATTCCAGGCTCTATTTATGCAATGCGCAATACCCCTTCTACGGTGGTAAATCAAGCAATGCGTAATATGACTTCTGAACAATTATCTGCTGCACAAAATTTAGTAGACAGGTCTTATTTAAGCGGCTCTCCAATTACAGGAGCAGAGGCTATTACACAAGTAATGGGTTCTAGTAAATTGCCATCTATTCAGCGTTATGTAGAAAATCAACCTAGAGGCGAAGGCGCTTCTATTATGGGTGATTTTATGGCTAATCGCCCACAAAATAACCGAACAATGGTTGGTAATGCTTTAAATGAAATAAGCCCTAATGCACCTTCTTCAACAACTCCAGGTAGATTGCAAACTTCAGCAGCTAAATTATTGCGTGGCGCAGAAAAAGGCGTTACTGAAAGCGTAAATCCATTTTATGAGCGTGGCGTTAATGAAATGCAAAACCTTACAGAAGGTAAAGTATTACCAATAATGCCAAATGAAATTAATAAATTGGCAAAAAATCCTGTTATTGCAGATGCTATTAATCATGTAACTTCAAATGCTTATACTGGTGTTAAAGGCTTGTCAGCAAACGACCCAAGAGTATTACAAGCTGCAAAAGTATATTTGGATGCTCAATATGGAAACTTTAGCAATCCTATGGCAGGCAGTTTAGACAAGGCTAAAGCCGCTAATGCATGGTCAGGAAGTCGTGAATTAGATTCATATTTATCATCTAAATCACCTTCTTATGCTCAAGGTAGTCAAAATTTTGAAAACGCACAAAATCGTGAAATAAACCCTATTAGACAAGGTATTGTTGGCTCTATTGCTAATGCCACAGGTATTCCAGAAGAATTAATGGCGCAACAATCTCGTGTTTTAACGCCTAATGCCCCTAAAGCAACAACTCCTGCTGATATTACTCGTACAGTTGATTTATTGCGTAGAAAAGACCCTAATATTGCTTCTGATTGGACTCGTCAAAATTTAGAAGGCATATTTAATGAAACAACTCAAAGTATGCAAGGCAAACAAAATCAATTTGGTGGCGCTAAATTTGCATCAACCATTACTGGTAATGAAGCTCAAAGAAACAATCTTAAAGCATTAGTTGAGGCTTCTTCTGGAAAAGGGACATGGGAAGGCTTTAACAATATGTTAGAAGTATTGCAAGCACAAGGTCAGCGTATGCCAGCCAATTCTGCTACTGCATTTAATAACATTTTGACTCAAGAAATGGAATCAGGAGGTAAAGGCGCTTTCTTAAAATTGCCAGTATCTATTCCTACAATGATTAGAGAAGGCGTACAAGCATGGGAATTGGGTAAAAATACCGAAATGCTTGCTAAAATGCTTACTGACCCTAAATCTGTAGAAAAATTAAATGAATTGGCTAAAACTAAGCCAAATTCAGCTAAAGCAAGAAATATTGTTAATAGTGCTGTAGGTGGCTATGTAGGCCAAAAACCAGAATTAGCCCCAGAGGAGAATAAATAATGAGTCGTAACGGTAGCGGTATATATTCACTTCCAAGTGGAAACCCAGTTGTAACAGGTACAACTATTAGCTCTACATGGGCTAATACCACCCTTAATGACATTGCAAGTGCTTTGACTCAATCTGTATCGTCAGATGGTCAAACCCCAATGACAGGCTCATTAAACACAAACGGCAATCAAATCATTAATTTAGGTGCTGGTTCTGTTGCTGGTAATGCTGTGGAATGGTCACAATTTCAAGCCGCTATTGGCGG